ACTCTATAGAAACTCCTACTATGCCTGTACAGGAGCCTACTTTAGCCCCTATGGATGTAGATGAAAAGCTAATACGCGAAATGAGCGAACTATCTTTAAATACTCCTACTTTAACAGCGCCAAGTATTAATACACCTACTTCCCCTAATGAGTTCAGTGGTAGTGGGAGTCAGCCTGATGTTTACAGTACAGGTGAATCAGGTAATATGGTAAGTTCAACTCCTGCAGAAATAGGTGCCACGTATGATGGTAGTAGTGTCTTGCCAAGGGCAGCAATAGATAGACAATACTTCCCTGACAGTAAGCCTGATAGGGGACTAATGGACGGATTAAATTATCCAGAGACTAAACGTAAGCAAGAAATACAAGAAATACAAGATAAGATTGACGTACAGAAACGTACTGTGCAGTCTAGGGATGCATTAGATAGAGTTAATATGTCCTTACAAGAAAAGTCTGTAGCAAGGGATATGGAAGAAGTGTTCCGACTAGATAACATGGGCAAGTCTAATGACGAGATCACTAGAATTATAACTGACCGTAAGAATAGTGAAGATGCTGACGACCGTAGGGAACGTAACACATATGAAGATAAGTCAGAAGGACAACGGTCAGCCACAAGGGATGTAGAAAAAGCAGAAGCAGGAGACTACAGTAGAGGTGGTGGTAATCCATCTGCAAAAAACACCGCACCTAAAGAAAATACTAGGTATGTGGGAGGGCAGTATCGCCTAGCAGAAGGTGGCCTAGCTTCAAAGAATAAGCCTACAGTTAAGAAGATGCGTACGGATAACACTTCTGGACTGGCAGCTAAGAAGAAATCAAAGGACAAAGCAAAAGCTAAAAAGGGAGCTTTGGCAGCGAAACGCACTTAATACCCTTTATTGGCTACCTAAGACCGAGGGGTACATCCTGTACCTCTTCCACTGTTAGCCCCAACAAGAGAGTAAATTATGGAAGCAGTAAGTAACACACCACAAGCAAAGGGATTCATGCGAGTTAACACTAAGCAACAACGCATGGATCAAGACGAAGCTGAGCTAGCAGAACTAAAAGCACAGCAGGATATGTCTACAGAAGAGAGAGCAGATGATGCAACACCGGATACAGCAGAAGAAAGATCTTTTAAGAAGCGGTATGGGGATTTACGTAGGCATCAGCAAGAACAGAAGAGTGACTTTGAAGAGCAGATCAAATCTTTAAAGAGTGAACTTAAATCTACATCAACAGGTAACATGGAACTACCTAGCACCGAAGAAGAGATTGCGCAGTGGGCAGGTAGGTATCCACAAGTAGCAAACATAATGCAGACAATGGCATTAAAGGCTGCAAAAGATCAGAACGAAACTCTATCTACTCGTATGAAAGAGATTGATGATCTGCAACTTAGTGCTAACAAAGGCAAGGCAGAAGCAAAGCTATTACAGATGCACCCTGACTTTGAACAGATACGTGAGGAAGACGCATTCCATGATTGGGTAGATACTCAGCCTAAGTGGATTCAAGATTCTTTGTACCACAATGAGGCAGACGCTACTAGTGCCTCCAGAGCAATTGACTTGTACAAGCTAGATGCTGGCATTACCAAGAAGTCTAAAGCAAAGAAAAGTGATACCCGTAATGCTGCACAGGAAGTTAGCGTCCGTGGTAGTTCTTCTCCTACAGAAGGTTCAGGAGAGAAACAATTCTTAGAGTCTGACATAGCTAAGATGGATATGAATACATACGAGAAGTATCAAGACGAGATTGCACACGCAATGCGTAGTGGTAACTTTGTTTATGATGTATCGGGTAAAGCACGTTAAATATTAATTAAGTATAAATAAAGCTTGACATTTAACTAAAAATCAGTATAACTGTATTTTAACTAGCTAATGTAAGTGGATTGATCATCTGCTTATGTTGGCACGTTACAGAAGAGTAGGCTCCATCCGGCTACCCTACACCGAGTAACACATATGTTCTACAAATTCGTGTATAACATATAGGCAATCACAATAATAAATAGAATCACCTGTACAGATAAGGCCCAGTTGTATGATAGGCGATCACCTAGAATGCACTGCACCCTTTAACGACAGCCTCTATGGTATTGTAATAGCTCCATACTAATTTATATAGGAGTGTATATCATGGCTTTTGCAAAAGCGAGTGGTTATACCAACTTAAACTCAGGTAATTTTTCACCTGTAATTTATAGCAAACAAGTACAAATGGAATTTCGTAAGTCTGCAGTCTGTGAGGCTATCACTAACAGTGATTACTTCGGTGAGATTGCTAATGCAGGTGATTCTGTTCGTATCATTAAAGAGCCAGAGATTAGTGTCAGCGCATATACGCGTGGTACTGCAATCTCTACTCAAGATTTAACTGACGTTGATTTCACCTTAACTGTAGACAAGTCAAACTACTTTGCATTTAAGTTGGACGACATTGAAGAGCAACAGACCCATGTTAACTGGCTAACTATGGCTAGTAATCGTGCGGCCTATCGCTTAGCTGATCAGTACGACCAAGAGATTTTGGGATACTTGTCAGGTTACAAGCAAGCTTCTTTACACGCTAACGCTGGTGTAGTTAACACCACTGTCTCTGGTACAAAAGCAGATTCTACTGCTGGCAGTGACGAATTGTTAGGTGGCAACAAGCTTAAGAAGAGTGACTTTGGTAACATTACTACTAGTAGTGCTGCGGATCATTCTATTCCTTTAGCTGCACGTTTTGCTGGTGCTACTGCTGCGTCCACTTCAACTGCGACCCCATTGCAAGTTATTGCTCGTATGGCTCGTATCATGGATCAGAACAACGTAGACAAGCAGGGTCGTTGGTTATGTGTTGATTCCGTGTTCCAAGAAATTCTAGCAGACGAAGATTCTCGTTTGTTGAATATGGATTGGGGCAAGTCTGGTGGACTACGTAATGGTTTAATGTTGGACAACTTGCATGGCTTCCGTGTATATGTATCTAACAACTTACCATCTGTAGGCTCCGGTGCTGCTACTTCCGGTACTGCCAACCAGAACACTAACTTTGGTGTTATTGTTGCAGGTCATGACTCTAGTGTTGCTACTGCTCAGCAGATCAACAAGACTGAGACTTACCGTGACCCAGACAGCTTTGCTGATATTGTACGTGGTATGCACCTTTATGGTCGCAAGATCTTACGTCCAGAAGCAATTGTTGTTGCTAAGTATAACGTGGCCTAAGCGTTATCACCGAGGGGGTGGGCAATCTGCCCCCTTTCTTTTATTATGTAAAGAGTAAATATAATGGCAACTTATGTCTCACTTGCAAACGAAGTCCTAAGACGTATCAATGAAGTTCAGATTGATGCTGCTGGTGACGGGTTTGATACTCTTAGAAATGTACAGGCTCTTGCTAAAGATGCTGTCAATAGTAGTATCAGACGTATACTGCAAGACGGGCAAGAATGGCCTTTCATTAAAACAACCTCTACACAAACGCTTACACAAGGCGTAACCACATTTAGTTTTCCAGCAGACTACTCAAGTGCTGACTGGGGAACATTCTACATTAAGAAACTTCCATCCGTAAACAACACACCTAAAGTTCTAAACGCTATCTCTTATGAAGAGTACACTATGACTCGTAGAGCATCTGATGATGTTGCTACAGCAGAGGGCTTAGGAGTTCCAACTAGGGTATTCCAGACATACGGTAGTGCCTTTGGAGTTACACCATCCCCTAATGCTGCATACGAAGTAGAGTACACCTATTGGACTGTACCTGCTACGCTCACTCTATATGATGATGTGAGTGTGATACCTGAGCGATTCAGCCACGTAGTAATAGATGGTGCTATGATGTATATGATGCAGTTCCGATCTAACACCCAGAGTGCTGCTATGCATGAGAAGACCTTTGAAGATGGTATCAAGGCAATGCGTAATGTACTAATGGACGACAAGTTAAACATGAGGTCTGCTTACATTGTAAGAACTAGAACACGTACTGCTGCAGGGGCATAGCTACATGGCAGACCAATTACAGATAAATAAAATATTCTGCAGGGGTGGCTTAGATACAAGCCGTGATGTACTTGCACAAGGAGAGCAATCTCCAGGTAGTGCTACTATGCTAGTTAACTATGAAGCTTCCACAACAGGTGGCTATAGGCGTATAAGTGGCTTTGATAATTCTTATGGGACTGTTACAGGAGCAGGTGCTACTTTAGGCGTAGCTGTAGTATCGGGCATTAAGGATGGTATCCTAGCCTGTCGTAAGCCTACTTCTGGGTATAACTACCTACACTATTGGGATGTTGCAAGCTCTGCATGGGTAGCCGTAACTTCTGCTGGTACACCTACTATGACAGGTGTAGGTAAGGTAAGATTTACTGGATGTAACTATGGCGCAAGAAAGGTCGTACTTACTGATGGTATTAACCCTGCTGCTTCTTATGATGGAACTACCTATATTCAAGTAACGGACTCTGCTGCACCTACTGCTCCTAGGTATGCTGCAGACTTTAGTAATCATATGTTCCTTGCTGGTGACCCAGCACACCCTACCATATTATACTTTAGTGCTCCCCTTTCTGTTACAGACTTTGCCCCTGCCAAAGGTGGTGGTGAAATAAACGTAGGGTTCCCTATAGTGGCTATCAAGCCATTCCGTGATGCTCTCTATATATTTGGTACTAACGAGATTAAAGCCATAAGAGGAACTAGCTCTGCTGACTTTGTTGTATCAGGCATTACTCATGACTTAGGTTGCCTAGCTACTGATAGTGTTATTGAGATTGGGGGCGATCTATTGTTCCTAAGTCAGGATGGTCTTCGTCCTATATCTGGTACAAGTAATATAGGTGATGTTGAACTAGAAACTGTATCGAAAGATATTCAGTCAATACTAACTGATGTTGTATTAGACATAGATGTAGATGGAATATCTGCTGTAGTTATTCGTAAGAAGTCTCAGTTTAGATTGTTCTTTGCTGCATCAGATACTCAAGGTGTCATAGGTGGTATCCGAAAGCATCCTGAGGGGTTCTCCTTTGAGTTTGGTCAACTACTGGGCATTGAAGCTACGTGTGCTTCCAGTGGGTACATTGGGCCTATAGAATATGTTATACATGGTACACAAGACGGAAAAGTACACAGACAAGAAATAGGTAATTCATTTGATGGCCTTGATATATTTAGTGTATATCAAACTCCCTATCTATATATGGAAAATCCAGAACTAAGGAAGACCTTTTATAAGGTCAGTACATACCTTAGATCAGAAGGGGATAATGAAATTATACTAGCTGTAGTTTATGACTATGAAGATAATACAGTTATAAACCCCACTAACTATTCAATGAATACTAAAGGAGTAGCAGCGTACTTTAACGAGGCTACCTATAACAGTACTGCTGTATGGAGTGGTAATCCCTCCCCTGTACATACAACTAATATAGAAGGTTCGGGTATGTCCATATCCTTTAAATACGTAACTAATAGCACTGATGCTAGTCACAGCATACAGGGCATAGTGTTAACTTATGGTGTGGGTGACCTTCGGTGATTACACATAAGGTTAACATAAACAACAACACTGAAGTGAGGTACTAATTTTGGCGGGTTATTCAAGACAGTCAATTGCAGATATAATTGCAAACTCAGTAATCAAAGCGGCACCCGTAAACGCAGAGTACAATGCACTACGGGATACTTTCGCATTCGGAACTGGACATAAGCATGATGGGTCTTCAACCGAAGGTGCATACATTCCTCTTATTGCAGACGTAGATGCATTAAACAAAGTAGTAGTTGATACTGCTAATAACCGAATCAGCTTCTACTCGGAAGTAGGTGCTGCTGCAGTAGAACAAGTACGTATTCAAGATGGGGCAATTGTTCCTGTTACTGATAGTGATATTGATCTTGGCTCCTCTAGTGCTGAGTTCAAAGACTTATACATTGATGGTATCGGCTACATTGATACACTAGCAGTACATGAGAATGCTACCATTGCAGGCACCTTAGGTGTCACAGGATTATCTACATTAGCTACTGTTGATATTAATGGTGGTAACATTGATGGTGTTGCATTTGCTGGTGGTACGGTAAACAGTTCTCAGATTGGTAATGCTTCAGCTAGTACTATAACAGGTACAACAGTAAATGCCGCAAACTTTATAGGGCCACTAGCAGGTAATGTAACAGGCAATGTCACAGGCAATACAGCAGGTGTTCACACAGGTGCTGTTACAGGTAATGTAACGGGTAATATAACTGCGGGTTCAGGTACAAGCTCATTTACTAATGTGACCATAAACGGTTCACTTGATATGAACGCTGGTACAGCCTCTACTATAACAGGTCTATCCAATCCAGTACAAGGCTCTGATGCTGCTACCAAGACATATGTAGATACTGAAGTGTCTGCTGTCATTGCTGCTGCTCCAGGTGCTTTAGATACTCTTAATGAGTTAGCTGCTGCTATTGGTGATGATGCTAACTTCTCTACAACTATAACCAACAGTATCGCTACAAAGCTCCCTAAGGCAGGTGGAACCATGACTGGTGCCATTGCTATGGGTAATAGTAAGATCACTGGATTAGGTACTCCTACGGCAGGCACAGACGCTACCACAAAGACCTATGTAGATACAGAAGATGCATTGAAGGTAAATAAGTCAGGTGACACCATGAGTGGTAATCTGGCTATGGGTGCTAACAAGATCACAGGGCTTGCTGATCCTACCCTAGCTCAAGATGCTTCCACTAAGAACTATATTGATACCTTATTTTCTTCTACTTCTACTGCTGCTACTAGTGCGGGTAATGCTGCTACTAGCGAGACAAATGCTGCTAACTCAGCTACGGCTGCTGCTACAAGTTATGATTCTTTTGATGATCGGATGCTTGGAGCTAAGTCCACTGAGCCAACAGTAGATAATGATGGTGATAGTTTACTTACTGGTGCTTTATATTTTAACACTGTAACTAACATTAGTCAGGTTTGGCAGGGTTCAAAGTGGCAAGATGTAGCCCCCATAGGTGTACTTAGTAGAACTATTAGTAGCAATATAACCCTTGCAGCTGATTCTCACTACACCACGGGTAATGATTTAGTAATAAATAGCACTGCAACCCTTGCAGTACCCCTAAATAGTCTGTTAGAGATAAAACTCTACGGATCTCATAAAAGACTTTAAAAGGAAGTAATAATGCCCATACAACTCAATACTACTAGTGGATCAATAACCCTAACAGCAGAAGACGGAAGTGGCAATGTAAATGTTGCCCTTCCTAGAGCAGGATTCTTAGCAGCAAACGGAGTAACCAATGCCAACTTTACAGGTGCAGACCTTGAAGTAGCCAATGGCGGTACGGGTGCTTCTAGTGCAGGTGCAGCACGGACTAATCTTGATGTAGACCAAGCAGGTGATAACCTACCCAAGACAGGTGGTGCCATGACAGGTGCTATCACTACCAACAGCACCTTTGATGGTCGTGATGTAGCAGCAGATGGTGCTACTGCCGATGCTGCTTTACCTAAAGCTGGCGGTACAATGTCAGGCGCTTTAGTAATGGCTGACAACATCATCCAACGTCCTGTCCTCAAAGACTACGCTGAGACTAAAGTGGCTATGTCTGCCTATGCTGCTGATATGTCATTGGGTAATGTATTTACCAAAACAATGTCAGGCAACCAGACCTTTACCTTTACTAACCCACCTGCCTCTGGCACTGCAGGATCATTCACTTTGATCTTAACCAACGGTGGTAGTGCAACCGCTACATGGCCTACAAGCGTAGATTGGCCAGCGGGGACCGCACCGACACTAACGGCTTCAGGCGTAGACGTATTAGTATTTACAACGATTGACGGTGGAACCGTTTGGTATGGAGTCGCTTCTGGAATAGGGATGGCTTAATGACTATTGAAAAGAAGTTATTAGGGACTAACCCTAGTGG